CGGCAAATGGACACCTGACCGACCTGGGATAGCAGGAGGGCTGACAGAGGCTCTAAACTGCCTTCCTGTCGCGTCTGGCTATGGGCCGATACCGTCTAACGCTAATCTATCTTCTACAGCGTCTGAGAGCCTTTTAACGAGTTTCATTGGTCGTTTAGGCACAACCACGACTCTATTCGCTGCTGGGCCTACAAAGCTGTTTAAGTTTGATCCTGCTGATTCGTCTATGGATGATGTCAGTAGGGCGTCCCCTGCGTACACCACTACGACCTTGTGGACTACAGCACAGTTTGGTGCTGTTGTGCTGGCTGCGAATGGGATTCAGAAGATCCAAGCCTGGGACATGGGGTCGAGTACAGCATTTGCCGATGTTGCTGCTGCTGCTCCGACTGCTCAGTTTGTGACTGTTGTCCGGGACTTTGTTGTTGCTGCCAAGACTGCTAGCGAGATTTCAACGGTCTACTGGTCGGATATTAACGACGAAACCAACTGGACTCCTGGGTCTGGGAGTCAGGCTGATGAGCAGGTCATCCCTGATGGTGGTGAGATCCGTGGTCTGACTGGTGGTGAGTTTGGAATTGTGTTGCTGGAGAGAGCAATTGCTCGGATGACGTATATCGGGTCTCCGCTGTTCTTTCAGTTTGACATTATTGCTAGGAATCTCGGCTGCTACGAGTCTCGATCTGTGGTTCAGTCAGGGCCATTGACGTACTTCCTGAGTGATGATGGGTTCTTTGTGACCGATGGTCAGACGGTCAAGCCAATTGGGAACGAGGTTGTAGATCGGTGGTTCTTTGATAACGCTGATCCGGCACAGTTGGATGAGATGAGTGCCGCTGTTGATCCGGTGAACAAGGTTGTTGTCTGGTGTTTTCGTGACATCTTTAATATTCAGAAACTGTTGATCTACAACTATTCGGTGGACAAGTGGAGCCATGCCAACACTACCGCTGATTTTATATCTACTCTTGCGACTGCAAGTTACACACTTGAGCAGCTTGCAAATGTCTCAGCGAGTCTGGATGCCTTGCCAGAATCATTGGATTCTAGGCTCTGGGCCGGTGGCAAGTTGGTTCTAGGTGGTGTTGACGCAAGCCGTTTGGTGACATTTGGCGGTGCGAATCAGACTGCTGTGCTGACTACAGGCGACATTGAGACAGAAGCCACAGAAACGATTCTGACGCTTGCCAGACCCATTGTGGACAATGGATCAGCTACTGTTCAGGTTGCATCGCGTTATCGTCTAGATGGCAATCTTAGCTATTCGACTGCTGTTGCTGCTGATAGCGAGAACAGGATTCCGCTGCGATCCAGAGGGAAGTATCACAGGGTAAGCCTGACTCCTACGGAAAGCTGGATTACTGCTGTCGGTGTTGATGTCGAGGTTAAAGCGGTGGGTGGTCGGTAATGTTCCGCAGACTACCTCAACAGGGTGGGACTCCTCGGGATGTGTCCGAGATCGTCAATCGGATCTTGGATGGCAAGATTAATTCTGTTGGGTTGGTCACTCTTGCGACAGGGAATGCCACAACTACTACGCTGTTTGATGAGCGTATCAGCGAAGATAGCATCATCCTGTTTGCTCCGTACTCTGCTGCGGCTGCTGCTGATGAAATCCCCTATGGGGCGTTTCAGGACTCTACCGATCAATCAGCAACGACAACGGTAGACGCTTATGCGATGAAGTTTGGCACGACCGACTTCAGCAATGGGGTTACGGTCAGCAATAACTCTCGCATCAACGTAAAAAGCCCAGGTATATACAATCTTCAGTTTAGTGCTCAGTTTGCAAATAGCGACTCACAAATTCACGATATAGATATTTGGTTTCGCAAGAACGGTACAAACATTGCCAATAGCAATAGCAGATATTCGGTTCCAAATAAACACGGGTCTATCAACGGTCACTTGATTGCTGCGTTGAATTTTTATATTGATCTTGTTGCGAACGATTACGTTGAAATAATGTGGGCGACAACTGACATATCTGTCACGTTAGAGCAGTTGCCAACACAGACCATCCCAACAAGACCAGCAACTCCATCCGTAATTGCTACTATCAACATGGTGTCTGAATCGTCAACGTCTGATGTGTACACATCGAACCAGACACAGGGTCAGGCTACCGTCAATCACTTTGCCAACAGTACCGCAGACAAGACCTATCGGTATGTCGTCCTCGGCTAGAGTCTTTGTCGAACCAAACAATCTCCGGCAGGTTTGGGATTACGTTCGGCAAGGCTTGTTGAGGGTGAAAGAGGCAAGTTCTGAGCCTTGGATACCGGAGGACATCTATTGCGACTGTTATTCCGGTCGATCAATGTTGTGGCTGATGGTTGAGGATGGTCAGCCTGTCGGGTTTGGTGTGCTTCAGCCGGTGGGTGATTGTCTGCATATCTGGGCAGGGTATGGCAAGTTTCTGATGGATGAAGGTTTCCGTCATGCAGAAGAAATTGCTAAATCGGGTGGGGCGCGTAGAATTACGTTTGAGTCAAATCGGCCAGGATGGGCAAGGATGGCCGATAAACACGGTTACAAGCCCATAAGGTGGGCGAAAGAGGTGTCGAATGGGTAGCAGATCAGGAACGTCTCAGACGGAAACGAGGGTCGATCCTAGACTCGTTCCGTTCATCGAGCAGGGTCTGGGTGCAGCCCAGAATCTATTCCAAACCGGGCAACTCCAGTATCAAGATCCCACTACGGGCGAAATGCGAGCCGGTTATGTCCCGCAATATTTTCAGGGGCAAACATTTGTAGGGCCATCCCAGTACACTCAGCAGGCTATGGATCTTGCCGCGGAGAGAGCGCAGGCGGGTTCTCCGCTGGTACAAGGCGCGCAGGGTGCTGTTGGGGCTGCTACAGGGTTTCAGGCTCCCGCTGGAAGTATGTTCAGCAACATCTATGGTCAAGCGGGACAGGGTGCTGCTGGTGGACTGTATCAGGACATCTACGGCAGGGCCGGTCAGACGCAAGCGGATCAGACTGCTGGTGGCGCGTTCCTTGGCATGAATCCGTTCTTGCAAGCCACTTTCGAGGCTGCTGCACGACCGATTACAAGTCAGTTCCAGCAGCAAATCCAGAACATCAACTCACAAGCATCTCGCGCTGGACGGTTTGGATCAGCGGCACAAGGTCAGTTGCAAGCCGGTGCTGCTGAGAGTCTGGCATCTAACCTGTCTGGTCTGGGTGAGCGTCTTGGGTTTGCCGGGTATCAGCAAGAGCGTCAACTGCAAGAGGCTGCGCTCACTCGTCAGCAACAGGCACAGCAGCAGGCTCTTATCAACCAACTTGCCGCTGCGGGTGGATTGGGTCAGACGCAAGCGCAACAGTTTTCAACTCAGTTGCAAGCGGCACAGGGTCTGACGGGTGCGGAACAGGGTGCAGCAAATGTCCGTCTGGCTGCTTCCCAGTTGGCTCCTGGCATGGCTGCTCAAGATTACGCAGACATCCAGCGTCTGTTGCAGGTTGGTCAGATGGGTGAGCAATACTCTCAGCAGGAACTGCAAGATCAGTTAAATCGGTTCAACTTCCAGCAGCAAGCTCCGTTCCGGGCGCTCCAGCAATATCTGTCGTTTATCGGTGGTGTTCCTGCTGGACAGCAACAGGTTGCTCCTGAGTACACGAATCCTGCTGCTACGGCACTTGGTGGTGCTGCGTTGGTGAGCGCGTTCAATCAACCAAGGCAAAACCTGGGCATGACCGCACAACAAGGGAATCCATAATGGCTGATCCTATGACCCTCGCAATGGTTGGTGCTGCTGCTGGTGCAGTTACCAACAAGAAAGATCCGCTAAAGGGCGCTCTTATGGGTGCTGCTCTAGGTGGAGGTGGTGGTCTGCTTGCTGGTGGTGCGGCTGCTGGTGGTGCTGCTGCCGGTGGTTCAGGTCTGCTGGGTGGCGCTGCTCCGCTAGGTGCAACCGCTGCTGGTGGTCTGACTGCAAGCGCAATTCCTGCTGGTGGTGTTGTCGGAGGGGGTGCATTGCTTGCTGGTGGCGCTCCTGCTGCTGCTGCTCCGGGTCTTATGTCTCAATTGGCGAATCCTGCGGTGCTTGCGGCTGGATCTCAACTGGCTGGGTCAATGACACCTCGTCCTGCACAGAGCTATCCTTTACCGATGAGACGGGCTACTGCTGTTGAGAATGTTATAGATCAGGTTCCGATTGTGCGAGGCCCAAGTGGGCCTATGCCCAGGCTGCAAGATGACGAAATAATTCGTGCGTTGTTGATGCCTAGAGAATTAGCTTATCCCGTCTCAATGGGAGGTAAACCATAATGGACGGAATCCTTGATCGCTTGTTCCCGCAGAATCAGATGCTTGGTCTGTTGGGTGATGAAAACATGACTCAGCAGGCTCGTCAGCAGGGTCTGTTGGGTCTTGCAGCAGGTCTGTTGCAGGCAGGTGGGCCTAGCAGGACTCGCACGAATATCGGACAGGCTCTTGGGTCAGGATTGCTTGCTGGTCAGCAGATGTACAACCAAGCAGTCAATCAGCAGATCACGCAAGCCGGTGCAATTCAGAAGTTGCAAGAGGCTCAGAGGCAGCGTCAGCAGCAAGCAGCAATCAGACAGATCATGCCTTCGCTTGTACAGCAAGATGCACCTACCGTTGCCGGTATGCAGCAACTTGTCACGCGAGACGAAGAAGGCAATTTGTTGCCGGGTTATGCACAGGGTGAATTGCAGATCAACCAAGCCGCTGCAAACCTATTGCGTGGTGCTCTGGGTGATGATCCTGACAAGTTCAAGAAAGTTATGGAGGCTGTTGAGATCCAACTTAAATCTTCCAGGCCTCCTGAACCCAAGACGCTCACTCTTGGCGAAGGTCAGGCTGCGTATGCTCTTGGTCCTGGTGGTGTTGCCACACAGATTGCTGCTGGTGCTCCGAAAGCGCGTGAATTGCCAACAGGAGTGCGTTCTGCTGCGCTTGAATTGTTTGGTACTGACCAGGGGTTAAATTCCCAACAATTGACGCAGGCGTCTCAGTTGGAGCAAAAGCGATCGCTTGAACGCGCCACTGCTAATAGGCCACTGACTACAGTTGATGTCAGAACAGGCCAAACGGCTGCAAACGCGCTAATTACTTCAGCAATCCAGCGTGTTGATGCTTCGCAAGCGGCAGCAGATTCTGCGTTCACCACACGACAAACAATTGCAAACATCAAGCCATTGCTCGATCAGGGTGTGTTTTCTGGACCTCTTAGTGGTCAAGCGACTGTTATTGCAAGGTTGGCAACGACTCTCGGGATTACTGGTCAAAACACGCAAGAACTTCTCAATCGCACATCAGCAGCAATGCAAGGTCTTGCCGGTCTGGAACTGGATGCTGCTCAAGCAATGAAGGGTCAGGGTGCTATCACGGAGAATGAGCGTTCATTGATTGCTCGTGCTGCTGGTGGAAACTTGGCTCAGTTTACTTCTGGAGAGGTTCGAACGCTTGTTGATGCTCTTGATAAAGTTTCGACGTTTAGGATTGCGTCTCACAAAAGGCAGGTTGATGCGCTTCGCAGGGTTCTTCCAGAAGAGTCAAAGGCGTATGTTGATGCATATCGAACTGATTACGATATGCCTTCTGCAAACATTTCTATCCCTCCTGGATTGTCTGAGGCCGCAAGGCGAGAGCGTAGCGGAGGTCGGTAATGGCAAAAGATCCTAGACTTGTTGGGTTTTCACAAGAAGATCTGAAGGCTCTTGCAGATGAGGATGTTTCAAGGCTTTCCCCGAAAGGTGTTGAACTACTTAGACAACTTCAAGAACCTAGAAGAGCTTTTCAGCCTCCGACTATTGGTGTCAATGTCCCTGAAGTAATTCGCTCTCGTGAGGCGGCAGCATCTCCTACCGCTGCTCTAAGAGCAGGTGTTCCAACTGATCCTAAAGCGCAGATTGCAGAGTTTGCAAAAGCACGAGGAATTCCTGAGTCTCGATATACGGTGATTGGTGGTGACATCTTTTATCTTGGGGATGATCAGAACCTATATGCAGAGGTTCCTGGTATCAGACGAGCGCCAATGACCTCTGCTGCGTTTGCTGCTCCTGCGATTGCTGAGGCTATTCCTCCGCTTGCAACCAGCATTGCAACTTCCCCGATGCTGTTGGGTGGGCCTGGAGGTGCTGCTGCATCAATCGGATTGACTGGTGCTGCTGGCGCTGCTGGGACTGCTGCAAGGCAGGGTGTTGCATCTCTGCTTGGTGATCAGCCGATGGATACGGGTGCGGTTGTTCGTTCTGGTCTTGGAGAGGCTGCGCTTCAAGCTGTTCCTTATGGTATTGGACGGATAGCAGAACGTGCTGTGGTGCGTGATATTGGCCGCATGAACCCTCAAGAAGTTGCGGATCTTCAGCGTTTGGCGCAGCAGCAAGGAATTCAGTTGACTCCTGGAGAGTTGACGAATCTTCAGAGTCTAAAAAGCCAGCAGAAGGTGCTTGGAAACATTCCTGCGTCTCAGGATGTCATCCAAGAATTTTACTCTCGCAGATTCCAGACTCAGATACAACCCGCTGTCGATAACTTTTTGTCGCGGATCAGTATGGTTGATGATCCGATGGTTGCAGGTGCTCGTGGTCAACAAGCATTGCAAGCTCGCAGACAGCAATTGGTTGACGAAAGAAAAGCAGCAACTGAACCTTTGTATCAACAGGCTTTTGAAAATGCAGCTCCTGTTGACATCAAAGACATTGCGTCTCAAGTTGATCGCATGATTCGTATCGCAAAGGGCGAAGAACTGCGAACATTGCAAAGAATTAGAAATGACTTGAACAGGCAAGTTGTCAAGGTTGATGCTAATGGCAATCCTGTATTGAATGCTCAAGGAAACCCTGAGCTTGTTACCGTTTTAGAAAATCGACCACAGGCTTTGCAACGAGCAAAATTCTCGATTGATCAAATGCTTCAATCAGAAGCCACAAGTTCGATGGACAATGTAATTAGGGGTGATCTGACAAACATACAAAAGTCTCTTGTTGATAGGCTAGAGTCTGAAGTTCCAGGATATGCAGAAGCAAATCGTGTGTTTTCTGATTTGTCTAAACCAATCAATAACTTTGACACTAGTAGGGCTGGATTGTCTCTAACAAAAATTGGAAGAGATAACCTAAATCAGTTTGCTGAACGTGTTTTCGGTCCTGCTGCCAGACCCTCATCACCAAACACAATCAGGGCAACTCGTGAGTACATTATCCAGTCTCGTCCTGATGGAGAGGAAATCTGGAATGATGTAACTCGTGCCTACCTTGAAGATGTCTGGCAACGAGCAATGAAGCCTGCTCCAGGTGCTACAGAGCAAAAGGTTGACGCTGGTCTTGCGTTCCGAAATATCTTGATGGGTGACACGAAACGTCAGGAGTCACTTAGGGCTGCTCTTACACCTCAGCAATTCGTTGCGCTGTCGGATTTAACAAAAGTTTTGGAAGCTGCTGGTAGAGTCAAAAAACTAGGGTCTGACACGGCATTCAATCAAGAGATTATCCGAGAAATGCAGAAGAGTGCTCCGGGTGCTTTGGCTACTGGTGCGAGATGGGTGACTGAACCGCTTAAGACTGTTCGTGATTTCTTGCAAACTCGTGCGTTTGAAAACAATGCTTCATCTCTTGCACAGATTGTCACTAGCCCGGATGGTATTCAGAATATGCGTGAATTGCGTAGACTTAGGCCTACACAAGCTAAGTTCTGGGCGACTTTAACTCAATCTCTGGCCGGTGCTGGAGCGTTCGGTGCTGAAGCCTTCATGGAAGAATAATCATGGCAAAGACAAAGATTTCCGAATTCGACACCAACCCAGACCTCAACACTGACATAAACTCTATCAACATCGCAGAGGGTTGCTCCCCTGCGAACATCAACAATGCCATCCGGCAGTTGATGGCTGATCTGAAAGAGTGGCAAAACGGATCACAGGACAAGTACATTGCGCCGGCAGGGACTGCTGCTGCGCCATCGTGGACGTTCAACGGCGACACAGATACCGGGTTCTACTCTGGTGGTGCTAATGTCGTTGGAGTTGCTGCAAACGGATCATCTGTCGGTACGTTTACCTCTGCTGGATTTGTTGGCAATGTCACTGGAAATGTGACCGGGAATGTTACCGGGAATGTTACCGGCAACCTGACTGGAAACCTTGTTGCGGCATCTCCGACTGCTCCGACACAGGCTGCTGGAACGAACAACACGACTGTTGCCACGACTGCGTTTGTGCAGGCTGCGCTGAATGCTCTCTATCCTGTTGGTTCGATCTATATCAACGCAACCAGTTCAACGAATCCCGGTACTTCGCTTGGGTTTGGTACTTGGACGGCATTCGGTGCTGGTCGGGTTCCTGTTGGTTTCAATGCAAGCGATCCGTTGTTTGATACCGCAGAGGAAACCGGCGGTAGCAAAGATGCAATTATTGTATCGCACACGCATTCGTTCAGTGCCACGACAGGCACTCAGAGCGCAAACCATACGCATACTGGAACAACCAACACAGCAGGAAGTCATACTCACTCAATGAATTTTTACGCAACGGGCGGTGTTGCTAATGTTGGTGCAGCAGGATTTACTGGTCCGTTTGCTAACTACACTAACATGGACCCTGCCGGTGATCACAATCATACAATGACAACCGGCGGTGTATCAGTAGACCACACACACTCTGTTTCTGGAACCACTGGATCAACAGGATCATCCGATGGAACCAACGCCAATCTTCAGCCGTACATTACGGTCTATATGTGGAAGAGGACAGCATGAGCGAGGTCGAGCAACTCCGTGCACACGTTGAAAAGATCGAGTCCAAGGTTGATGAACTAAACAACTCAATCAAAGACCTTGCAGAAGCCTGGAAAACCGCTCAGACGCTTGTTGCGTTTATGAAGTGGCTTGCGGGTATCGGTGCTGCTTTGCTTGTTATGAAAGCAGCCTGGGATGGGTGGATTAAGTAATGCTTGATCCTGTCAGCCTATTAGCTACTGCAACAGCAGTCTTTAACGGACTGAAAGCTGCTGTTGAAGTTGGTCGAGAGGCTGAAGATATTTTTGGTCAACTAGGCAAGTGGGCCGGTGCTGTTTCTGATCTACAAGAATGGATTAGGACAGAAGAGGAAAACGCCAACAA